AGGCGCTCGTCGAAGATGACGTAGTTGCGGGTGTTCAGCTTGTCCGCATGGGCGATCGCCTCGGCCTCGTTCGCGAACTCCGCGATCGGGCGCTGCGCGGCGGCGCCTTGGTAGACGCCCCAGCTCACGCGCCCATCGGCCTGGACGATGGGCGAGACGTCGACGTTGCGAGCGCCTCGGCTCGCCTGGTCGAAGTATCGGATGCCGGGGATGCCGGCCTCGCGGAGATGCCGCGCCGTGTCCTGCGGCGAGAACGATCGCTCCATTACCTCCATGAGGTTGGCTCCGGTGGAGCGGTCTGGCACGTAGTCCAGCTCGCTGCGCCGGATGGCGTCTTGCACATACTCGCTCTGCCGCCCCATCGGCACGTCCCAATCAAGCAGGCGGCTCGGGTCAACGCCCAGCTCGACCTCGTACATGCGGCCGCCGGTAAGCTGCCGCACACGCGCATCAAGGTCGCCGTAAGCGCGGACGAGATCGTCGGGCGTCGCGCGCCCATACTGATAGGGGCCCTGCTCCATCACGAGGCGCTGGACGAGCCGCATGGCGTCTGGGTCGTCGGCAATCGCGCGGGTTCGCGGGTTCGCAAGGCGCGGAAGCTCAGAATAGGCGCGGAAGCGCTCGGCGACCTCCTCCGGCGAGCGGAGGTAACCCATGTTCGTGTTGATGAAGCGATCAACGTCCCCGGTCACGTCACCCGAAAGCACGTCGCGATAGTGGCGTCCGGTGGCTTCTGCGCCGCCGAAGTAGCCGCCGGCGCCGTAAGTCTGGTTGCCTTCGCCCGTGCCCATCTTGTCAAGCCTGAACCGGCCAAGCGGGAAGTCCTCAAGCACGGCCGCGCCCTCGGGCACGTCGGGCAGACGATCGGGCGCGCCGACGATGTACTCAGTCTGGCCGCTCGGGCGCTGGATCAAGCGCTCGGCGGCGTAGTCGTGCGGGCTGCCGTGATAGGCGCGGATGCCTGTCGAGGCCTCGGGGGCGGCGCGCTCGGCGGAGCCAGTGACGGCGCGAGCCAACGCGCCGACAGCTTTCGCGCGGCTCACGCCGTCACCGCCCCGTCGCACGGCCGCGCGGAGGCGATCCGGCCGGCGCCAGTCAGAGAAGTCGCTGCTCTCGGGTCATGCCGCATAGGGATTGGCCCGCCTCCTGCTAGGCTGCCAGTATTCGTCGATTTCGCGCGGGTTGGCAACCGAAACCCCCATCTTGTCCACGATCACCCGCAGCGCCTGGGTCGAGCTGTCGACGAGGTCGTCGTGGGCGATGCTCTTCTCGCCGGAGAAGCTGCAGAGCTGCTCGATGAGGGGGTCGGCCCAGGATCGGGGCTGGCCGGGGCGCTTGTCGCTCTCGACGACCCAGACCATGCCGTTGGCGAAGAGGTGGCTGACCATGTGCAGGCGCTCGAGCTTGCTGGCGCGGCCGGGGTTGTAGGCCACCGCCTGGAGGCCCTCGCGGGCGAGCATCTGGCGCAGGCTGATGCCGCTGCCCTTGTCCTCGATCACGCAGAGGTCGGGCTTGCGGCCGGAGGTGCCGAGCAGGGGCGCGCCGTAGATCGGGGTGATGAGGGGCTTGTCGCGGTCGCCGTACTGGACGGCCATCTCGCGCTTCGTGCGCTCGATCAGGTCGGGCATGCCGAGGCGCTCCTGCCAGCAGTCGAGCAGGAGGACGCCGTCCTGGCGCTCTTCGCGGAAGAGGCCCCAGACGCTGCACCCGGTGAAGTCGGCGTCGCCGGTCTTCGAGTTGCGCGTGGCCTCGGTGAAGGCGGTGTCGAGCGACAGCACGATCAGGTCGAACACCGGCAGGGGCTTGTCGGCCGGCCAGAGCTGGATCCAGGAGCGCTTGATGATGCCCTGGTCGGCCGGGTCGAGCACCTCGGCGTGGATCTCCTGGCGGCCGAGGGCGGTGCCCTCATACTGCAAAATCTGCTCGCGGAAGGTGGGCGCCAGGTTCTTCAGGTTCGCGTAGGTCGAGGCGCGGGAGACGGTGACGTCCTTGCCTTCGCGCTTGAGCAGCCGGGTGATGATGGGCTTGGGCTTGGGCGTGGTGGAGATCACGATGCGCGGCCGATCGCCCAGGCGCATGCCGAACATGAGCATGTCGAAGGCTTCCTCGGCCCGCTGCCAGGCCGCCAGCTCGTCGAGCCAGCCGCCGTGGAACTGGGGGCCTCGGAAGCGCTCGGGGTTCTCGGCGGAGATCCCCTTGATGAGGGAGCCGTTCTTCAGCCGCAGCTCGACGTCGGTCTTGTTGTACAGGGCGCCGCTGGAGGTGGGTTCGATCAGCTCGTGGGGGATGACGGCCAGGAGGCCGCTCTCGCCCTCGAAGCAGGTGCCGACGAGGTCGCCGTAGGTCGGGGCGGAGACGAGCCATCGGGTGCCGGGCATGGACCACGCCCACCAGCCGATCGTCTCGGCGGAGGTGCGGGTGTTGTGGGTCGGGATCATCGCCCGGCCGCAGAGGTAGAGGCGGGACGGGCTGTCAACCGTGACGCAGCGCACGGGCACGCTGGGCACGGGCTCAACGGCGACGATGTAGCGGCGGCGCTGGCGATCGGCCTGGCTGCCGTCTCCGGTCTTAACGCGGGCGAGCTTTCGCGGCAGGCGGAAGACGGGCGCGTAGGGCGTAAAGTTGACGCGGTACTTCGGCCCGCAGTCGCGACCTTGAAGGGTCGCGCGGCCTTCGCGCAGCGTCGCCTTCATGCCGAGGCCCGACACGAGGTCGAAGACGGCGTCGGCGAGCGGGCGCTTGGTCGTGCAGAACTCGGCGATGCCGCGATCGGAGACGTAGCCGTCGGTGTCCATGAGCCCCTGCAGCAGGGCAAGGCGCTGTTCGGCGGAGGCGCGCAGGTACGAGGCGGGGACGTGCTTGTCGCGCAGAACGCCCAGCTTACTCAGCCGGTGAGTAAGCGACGCCGGGTTCGGTTGGCAGCCGCTCTTGCCGGGCACCCACAACGCTTTCGCGGGGGAGATGGCGTAAGTGCGGGATGCGTTTCCGGTCTCGCGCGGCTTTCCGATCGTCTCGCCGCAGCGCTTGATCTCCTCAAGCACCTCGGGGTCGGCGGTGGTGATTTCGCCGCAGGCGGAGCTGCCGTCGCCCAGCCAGGCCCCCAGGACGTAGGGGTGAATGGGCAGTTGCTGTTCTGGCAGCTCCAAGGGCAGGCAGACGCGCACCGCGTGATTGATCTCGCGCCCGTCCATGAGCGACGCGCGGATCTCGTCGGTGGTGAACGTGTTGCGATGGGAGGCGGGCTGACACTGCGGCTTTCGCGGGTCGCCGGCGCCCGTGCAGCGGCGGGCGGCTTTGCGGGCCTTGCGCGTCTCGGTGCGCCACAGGTGCTCACCGTCGGCGATGATCTCAGATCCGTCGCTGAAGGTGACGCGGTAGCACGGCCGATCGACCATGATCGGATGCGCCTCGAGGACGCGGCAGGGGCGGCCTTGCTCATCGAACAAGGTATCTCCGGCCTTGACCTCGCCCATGGTGGTCCAGCCGGCCGGCGTTGGTAGTGGCGTATCGAGCGCGAGCGCCTTGCCGGCGCCGCGCCCTGCGAGGAGCAGCCAGAGCGACCACCAGTCGCCGGCGGGGACGAGCTGGTGGTCGAGGGCCTTGTCCATCCACTCGGCGTGCCAGAGGAGACCTCGGGCGACGTCGTCGGGGAGCTTGCCGATGAGTTCGATTTCGGCGGGCGTGAGGCTGCCCATGCGGGGGTTGCGCGCTCAGGCGTCCGGCTTGCGGTTGGCGCGGCGGCCTTCGATGGAGGCGACGAGCTTCTCGACGAGCTGGGACTGGACCGAGACCTCGAGGGGCTTATCGCCGCCGGAGATCGTGATGTCCTGCTTCTCGGACCAGCGCAGCCGGGACTTCGTCAGCCAGATGGCGGCGGTGACGTCGCCCATGCGAGCGCGCTGCGTGAGGCCGGCGTGGACGCATTCGGCGAGGAGGTTGTCGACGGCGGGGCCGATTTCGTGGGCGTAGTGTCGGCTCAGGGTGTCGTGGCTGATGGACAGGCAGGCGGCGATGCGTTCTTGCGGGATCCCGGCGAAGGCGAGGTTGACGACCATTTCGCGGGTTTCATCGGTCGGGACGTGCTCGATGCCTCGGCCTGCGCGCTTGCGTTGCTCGGAGAGGATTTCGGTCGCGGGTCGCTTGGCGGGCTTCGCGTCGGGGTTTTCTTGGCTACGCAGCTGGGTCCAGTGGGGCGTCGGCTCGAAGGGCTTGGGCTTCTTCGCTGGCTTGGCGTTCGGGTCGCGCTTCGGGCGTTGCTTGGTGGCGGGCTCGGCGGGGGACTTCGATCGGGCGGTCATGGCTCTGGGCGCTGACATCGGGTTGGTCTGGAGGATATTGCGGCTGGGCATGGCGGCGCAAGTGCCAATCGACGGAACCCCTTGGAAAACAAGGGCTCAGACCGCTTCAGCCGGGGTTTGAACCGTAGATCCGGGCTAAGTCGTTGATATTGCTGCTGATATTATATATCATACAATTAAATATATTCTCTCTACTTATACTCTCCTATAGGGGGTGGGCTTATAGGTGAGTGATTGATTACCTTTCTCTCCCTGTTCCCTTGTTTACCTCTGAGTTGAAGAGTTAAGAATTAAGAGTTTAATTTTTGGCGGTTTTCTGCGGGTTTCCGGGCTGAACCATAACCCACAACGCCTCACCGCCTTGAAGAGTTTCTGGCCTTTTTGTTGACAGATATGCGGTTCGGCGGCCCCGAAAGGCTTCCGGCGGATGGCGCCGGTTGGGCGGGCCTCGGGTGAGATATTTCGCCAATCCGCGTTTGCGGGGTTGACTGTGGTTTCAGGTTCGACGAGACTTCGCGTCACGGCGCCGGCTGATCGGCCCCGGATGGAGACGCGAAGAATGCTCGCTTCTGGTTCTAAGGTTCGCCCCGGCCACAAGACGGCCGCCGCCCGCCCCTCTGAAGAGCAGGTCTCGGACATGCTGATCCCTGACGTTGCGCAGGACTATGTGGCCTGGGCGCGCCTGGACGCCGACATGAGCTGCCGGCAGGTCGCGATCCTGCTGACGGTGCGCGCGAACGCTGGCGCCTCGACGGGTGCTGTGGCTGCGCTGCTGGGGGTGCCCAAGCCGGTCGTGACGCGTGCGGCGGACAAGCTGGAGGATATGAAGCTGCTGCACCGGGCGCCTCACGCGACCGATCGGCGGCTGGTCATGCTGATGCCCGGCCCGGCGCCGAAGAAGCGGGGGCGCTGAGATGGCTTTCATGTCTGAGAGCGACTTCCTGGCGGCTCTCGCCGAGGTGGGTCAGCGGATCTCGGATCTTCGGGTTGAGGCCGAGAACCTTGCGATGCCGCAGGCGGTGGTGACCAGCCTGCTGTGGCTGCGAGATGACATGGCGGGCGTGCTGGGCGATGCCGCCCAGGCCGTCGCAAACTCGAAGGGGGGCTAAGATGTCCAAGTTCAAGATGGTGGTGGCGGTCGAGAACAAGGGCGCTGTCCAGTTGGAGTTTTGGGCGGCCGACAATCTCGACGACGTCGTGCTGCAGCTGACGCCGGAGATGGCGGTGGAGGCGGCCGAAGTCCTGCTGCGGGCTGCTCGGCATGCCATGCGGGTGGCGAAGAAGGAGAACGCGTCGTGACCTTTCGTGCAGACTTCCTGGCGGATGCCCCGGCTCATGTTCGGGGCACCACCCTCTGGTCCTGGCAGCAGGCGGTGGAAGGCAGCCGCAAGGCTGCGGCGGGCGGTGACCTGGGCCACGCTGCGTGGCTGCTTGGCCGCGCTGCTGCGGTGCGGCGCCAGATGGCGAAGATCCTGGCGTGCCCCTACGCGCGCCGGGGGCTGGTGGCGCCATGAACGCGGACACGCGCGCGGTGCTGGTGGCGTTCGGGGTCGGGGCCGTGTTCGGCCCGGCCATGCTCTGGGGCGCGGCCTGGGTGGTCGCGGTCTGGATGGCCCTGCTGGGCTGGCTCTGAGAGGAGGCGGGACATGGTCACGGTGATGGTCGACGTGGAAGTCGACGAGGTGCTGGAGCAGATCGAGACGATCGAGCTGCTGAACGAGCTGCACAGCCGGGCGGAGGTCGGAGACCGTCTTGCCGCGAAGGCGTTTGGGTATTCGGCTCTGATGATTGAGCGGGCGCTCGAGCACCTGCGGGCGGGCTCCACTGCGGAGGCGATCGAGGCGCTGACGTTCGGGACGAGCAGCAATACGTCGTTTGACGTTCGGCAGGCCTGGCGGGAGGCCAGCACGGGCGAGCACCCGTTCCTGCGGGTCGTGGAGCGGAAGTGATGGCCGAGCAGCAGGACAACGCGCCAGAGGTGCAGGAGTTGCGGCCGGGGCTGCGGCGCCTGCTGGAGGCGGTGGATGCGGTGATCGCCGTGCCCATCACCGAAGGTGCCGAGGGCCCAAGGCTTCGACTGGCGGTGGCGCGAGAAGGGTTCCGGCGCGCCACGGCGGCGCGCTTGGGCGGGATGTGAATATATCGTGATCGCAAAGGAGGGGCACATGCCCGACACGCGTGGTTTTTTTCGGACGGACTTCGGCCAGCTGCTGCTGGCGTTTGCGGGGATCATGGTCGCCTCGTTCTTCGGGACGCTGGCGGCGGGCGTGCTGATCCTGGCGGTGGTGCGCTGATGGCTGACCTGTATCTGGACAGCATCGAGGTCTGTCGCCGCCTGTCGGCTGCCTGCAAGGCGGCGGGCAGCCAGAAGCTGTGGGCGGAGAAGCACGGGGTCTCCCCGTCCTACGTCAGTGATGTGGTGAACGCGCTGCGCCCGCCGGGCCAGTCGATCTTGGATGCGCTCGGGCTGGTGCGGGTTGTGCGCTACCGGGCGAAGGCGGCGACTGCGCCGAAGGGGGGTGCAGCATGACCACCTGGGAACCCGTGAAGACCCGCCTGGGGCGTGGCGATCAGGTCGCCGTGTCTTGGCGCATCACTGGCGGGCGGGCGACGCCGGCGCTGGCGGTGTCGATCAGCAAATCCGTCTGCGAGCGCATGGGCCTGCAGAAGAACGAGAAGGGCCAGCCGGTGCAGCGGGTGGTGGTGGAGCGCGACCGGATGCGTGGGCGGGTTCGCCTGCGTCTGGCGCCGGTTGGTTTGCCGCGCAGCGACTGCCGGCATCTTGCCTGGAAAAGCAAGGGCTGCGCGGTCGGCGTGCCGCTCGAGGACGTGCATCTGTCGGGCAAGAAGCCGGCGCAGGACGTGCCCTGGTCGATTGAGGATGGGTGGCTGGTGGTGAAGCTGCCGGCCTGGGCGTGCCCGCCGATCCGGGTCTTGGAGGAGGTGGCATGAGGGTCCGGGTGATGGAGCGGGATCCGGCGCGGTTGGCGGCGGTTGCGACCGACTGGGGCGTGAAGGTCGTCGCGGGGCAGGCGGTCGAGCTGACGCAGATCGCGATCTCCGACGCCTATCTGCGCGATGTGGAGGCGGAGGCGCGGCGGGCGATGCGGGAGGCCAAGCGGTGACGCCGGGCTTCGCATGGGCGTTGACGGTGGTGCTGTCGTTCGGGGCTGGGACGCACCCGGTTCCGACCTGGCACGCGACGCAGGACGCGTGTGAGCGGCAGAGGGAGATCGAGGCGACGCGCCACCAGCTGGCGGGGCGCCCGGTCGAGTGGATGGGTTGCCAACGGATCAGGGTGGTGGGGCGATGAGTGGCTTCTTCGGGGCTTTGGCCCTTCTGTGGTGCGCGGTCGCGATGGTCGTGCATGTCTGGGTGTGCGTTGCGACGAACTGGGCGGCGATGCTGATCGTCGGCCTCTTCTTCTTCCCGGTGGGCGTCGTCCATGGGAGCGGCATCATGCTGGGGATCTGGTGATGAGCGACATCGTGGATCGGCTGCGCTCAGAAGGTGCCCTGGCCGGGCATTACGACGCGCCCGCCATCCAGCGCGAGGCGGCCGACGAGATCGACCGGCTGCGGGCTGAGATCGTCTTGCTAGAAGCGACCGGCGCCGAAGCCGCCGACGAGATCGAGCGCCTGCGCCACGACCTGACCATCGCGCGCTTGGACAGGGATCACGCCCGCCGGCTGGCCGCCGAGGCGCGGCGGGAGGGCATCGCGGCCGCCGCCACCGAGCTGCGCGCCATCGCGGCCCGCATGCGGCGGATGGATCTGGTGGATCTGCAGGTGCTGTCCAATGCGGCCACGCTGGAGCAGGGGGCCGATGCGCTGGCGGAGCTGCCTGCAGCCCGCAAGCCGACGGGGCTGGAGTATCGGGGCGGATGAGCGGGGACCAGTCGAATGCCGCTGCGGAGCGGAGCGCGCACGTCGAGCGCGGGCCCGCCCGCAGGATCCCTGGGGAGGCCTTCCTGGTGGAGGTCTTGCCTGGCGTGTTCCAGCTGCGGGCGGTGGCCGAGCTGCGGGCGGCGCTGAAGGCTTGCGCCGACGACCTCGAGGCCGAGGTGCGTGCCCGCTACGCGGGGACGCAGGATCTGTACCCGAGCGAGCGGCGGCGCTTTGAGCGGGACATGGAGGCGGTCACGGCCGCGCGTCAGCTGCTGGCAGGGAGCACGTCATGAGCAACATCCCGAAGGCGCGCGAGCTGCTGCAAGACGCGCTCGTGACGATGCCGGCGCCCTGGCACCAGCAGGTGGTGGAGGCGCTGAAGCTGATGTACCGGGAGCCCGAGGTGAAGCAGCGGGCCCCGGTGGAGAAGCGGCCCATGGACGCGTTCCTGGCGGAGCGGATCCGGGCCTATGTGGCCCGGCATCCGACCGAGCATCTTCAGGACGTCGCGGGCCTGTTCAATGTGAACATTGGCCGCGTGTCAGAGGCGCTGCACCGGAAGAGGTAGCTGCCCGCTCCGGCGGCGGGTTCTGCTCGTGCCAGCGGCCGGAGCGCTCGAGCCACGCTGCGACGTCGTCGGGGATCCTGACGGCGCCGCGCGCCCACTGGCGGACGGTGCCTTCCTGGCGGCCGAGGGCAGCGGCGAGGCCGCGCTGCGACCAGCGCAGCGCAGCGAGACATTCGCGTAGGCGGGTGGGGGTCATGGCGTCAGGCCTCGATCTTGAAGGGGGCGTGAAACAGGAAGCTGTGGGACAGCGTGAAGGCGAACCAGGGTGCGATGACGCCGTCGGCGCCCAGCGCCGCCCTGGGGAACCACGCCTCGCTGGCGTTGCCCTTCACCAGGATCGCCTTGGGCGTCTCGCGAACGATGGCAACCTCGGTGCTGCTGCCTGTCTGGCTGGTCAGTGTGATGATCTGCATGGTGGGTCTCCGGCTGTGAGGTGACGGGGGCTGAAGCCCCCGCTGAGATCGTCAGGCGAACTTGAAGGCCACTTCGGCGGCGGCGGCGTCGGCCGCCATCTCGATGTGGGCGGCCTCGCTGAAGTCGCCCCAGAGGCGGAGCTGCGCGAGGGCGGCGAGGAAAGTGCGCTCGGCGACGAGCATCGCGGCGCGGCGTTCGGAGGGCTGCACTGCCTTGACGGCGGAGATCATGGCGGCGGGAACTTGCATCGGGGTCATCCTCGTTCCGCCGGGCGGGAGCGCCTCGGCTTCCAGTCTTGTACGCGTCTCGCGCACATTCGACAAGCAAGAATGTGCGCGAGTTGCGAATATATTTTGGGCGCTACCCCTCCGCCTTGGCGGCCAGGAGCGCGGCGCGCTCCGCCTCCAGCTTGGCGATCCGCTCGCGGGCGTAGATGGGCGCCCGGCGGGTGTCCATGTCATCGCCGGCGTGCAGATCCAGGCCGCGCTTCTCGCCGAAGTCGCGGATGAGGCGGGCCTTCTGCCGTTCGGAATAGCCGGCGTCCCAGGCGGCGAGGTTCGCCTCGGCGCGGGCGAGGTACTCGCGATACTGCGTGATCTGGCGCGAGATCACGCCACGGCGCGCCGCGTTCTTGTCGGCCGCGCTGGTGCGCTTCGGCTGGATCACTTCGGCCTGGGCCTGCACCAGCCGGACGTCGGACGGGTTGAAGCCGTGGTAGCGCACGGCCTGGAGCAGCCCGCGCTCGCCCAGCTCGCGGCTGGTGTGCCAGGAGATCGCGCGCGAGATGCTGACGACGGCGTGCGTGTAGGCCATCGAGGTGCTGGTGCGGCTGACGGCCCGGCCGCTGGTCAGCTGGGCGGTGAAGCGGGTCTTGGTCATCGGGGTCTCTCCTCGTTCCGCCGGGCGGGGTGCCTCGGCTTCCAGTCTTGTACGCGCATTGCGGATACGGCGCAAGGGGGGTGGGGGCCGAAGCCCCCGGTGATCAATCTGCGAACTGTGCGACGTCGCGGAGGGGAACCTCCTGAACCTTCGCGATCGGCATCTTGTGCATGAAGCTCAGGGGCGACGCCCAGGACGGCGTCCAGGTCCAGAAGCGCAAGTCAATCTCGCCGCGCGCCTTCACGGCCGCGACCTTGGCTTCGACCTGGGGCAGGCTGGGGTAGATCACCGGCAGCTCCACCGTCTCCCACAGCTCGTCGGAGGACGACGGCGCCTTGAGCACCTGTACGAAGTAACCCTTCCGCGTGCAGGCGAACCGCACGATGTCGCGCGGGGTGATCTTGATCGGGTAGGCTTCGTTGCTGATGGCGGGAAACTTGGTCATCGGGGCGGTCCTCGTTCCACCGGGCAGGAGCGCCTCGGCTCCAAGTCTTGTACGCGTACCGCGCACACCTCACAAGCGGGAATGTGCGCGATATGCGAATATTTTTAGTCGTCCAGCAGGTGCGGCTTGATGGCCGCCAGGGCGGACTGCAGGTCGTCGGCCTCGACCCACTTGTCGGCGTACTTCTTGATCAGCTCGACGCTGCCGCCGTCGCCCGGCATGCCGGCGTAGGCGTAGGCCTTGCCGCCCGTCACGAGCGCGCCCCCAGCGCCACGGCGCGTCGCGGCGTTGACGAGGACGTACCGGCCGGGCGCCTTGCGGCCGTCGGCGTAGGTGTAGGTGGTGGCGACGAAGGTCTTGAGCATGCGCTGCGCCGCCTGATCGGCAGCGCTCATCGCCTCGCGGGCTGCGAGAACCTCCCGGTGCGCGGCAGCGTAGGCTGCGCTGGACGCGCGGTTGCGGTGATAGGCGCGGTGCGTAGCGTCGAATGCGTCCCCTGCGCGGCAGAGGCGAGCATGGGCGGCCTGCCGCTCGGCGGTCCAGGGAGCGTGCTGCGTGATGATCTTCATCGGGGCGGTCCTCGTTCCGCCGGGCGGGGTGCCTCGGCTGAAGAGAGATATACGCACATCGCGGACACCCGACAAGCGGAAATGTGCGCGATGTGCGAATATTTCTTTAGGCCGCCTCGTAGATCTTGGTCGGGGCGCCCCGCTGCCCCACCCGTTGCAGCCGCACCGCGATCTGCCCGGCGTCGACCAGCGTCTGCATGACCTCCTCCCGCTCCCGCTTCTTCAGGAACTGCGTCGCCCGCGCCAGATCGGAGCCCGTGATCGAGCCCGCCCGCTTCACGATCTGCAGCACCTTCTTGTGCGTCGCCTCGGTCTCGTTGTCCGACACCTGATCGTCGAAGAAGCCTTCGGCGTAACTAAGCAGCCACGCGACGAGATCCCGGCTCATGCCGATGATCTCGGCGGTGATGATGGGCCGCACCGGGTCGCGGGCGATCGCCTCGATCATCGCGATCTTCGTCGACAGCTCCGTCGAGCGGACCCAGATGTAGCGCCCGTGCCGGCCGCGCTCGCGCTCCGTCAGCTTGATCGCCTTCAGCTCCTCGAGCGCGTCAGGCTCCCAGGCCACCGAGATCAGGGACACGGCCGATGCCGACAGGTGCTGCTCGCCCGACAGGTTGCCGCCAGGCTTCTTCACCTCCCAGAACGCCTTCAGCGCGTCCACCAGCGCCGCCGGAGGCGTGCGCGTGCGCTCCACGAAGCGGAACTCGGGGTAGTCCTCGAAGGGTGGCACCAGCAGGATGCGCGACAGCATCCCGTTCTCGGCCATCGCGGGCTTCAGCGCAGGCGCTAGGCTGCTGGGCGTCGTCGAGCCGAAGACGTTGAAGTTCGGGTTCACGAGGTCGACCCGCTCGTTCGCTTTGTTGTCGACGTACTCCTGGCCATTGTAGATGCCGGACGAGCTCGAGAAGAGCTCCAGCAGCATCTTCACGATGCCGCGCTGGTGCGGGCTCGCGGTCTTCATGGCGACCTGCTCCAGCATCATGCCCAGCTCGTCCATGTGCGAGATCCGCGACGGGTAATCCTTCAGCGCCCGCAGCATGGCGCTGCCGGAGGAGAAGCTGTCGCCGCACAGAAGCTTGTCGAGGCCCGAGGCCATGAACAGGCTCTTGATGCACTGGCGGCTGTGGTCCTTGCCCATGCCCGGCTTGGCGATCGCCACCGCGTACAGGTTCGTGCGCGTGTCGGTGAACTCCGTCCGGTAGCGGCGCCCGAACATCGTGCCGAGGGCGACCAGCGTGTTGGCCAGGGCGAAGGTCGGCAGCGGATCCTGGGCCGTGTTCACGATCCAGCGAGTGATCTCGCCGACCAAGGAGCGGCTGTCGAACCACGCATGGGGGAAGGTCTCGCGCGAGCCCGGCGGCAGATCCTTCGCGTTCTTCGCCGGTGGTGCCGGAGGCGGAGGGGGAGGTGGCGGCGGGGCGGCCACCTTGACGCGCAGCTTGGAGGTGTCGATCGGGTTCTCCGCGATCTCCGCCTTCTCAGCGTTCAGGGCGACGTCGAAGGGCGCGACCCAGCCGTGCTCCATCGCGAGGTGGTAGATCGTGCCTGCCCCGATCCTGCGGGGCGGGCTGCGCCGGTAGCTGGCCCAGCGCTCGCGGCATGCGGCGGCGTCGTATTTCGACGAAGTCGAGGACCAGCCATCGAACGCGTCGAACCCCTGGCCGGCGGTGGCGGCGAAGACCGCCATGCCGACGCGGTTCCAATCCTCCCAGTGCAGGTCGGGGTTCGGGATGGCCTGGAGCGCCAGGGCGACCGCCTCGGGCGTGCCTTCCAGGACGGGGTTGGACATCGGCGCCGCGCTACCCTGAGGCTGCTCGGGCGCACCCAGCATGTCCGGCGGAAGGATCTCGCGGACGCGCCGCAGAACCTCCTCCAGCTGCTCGGGCGTGCAGGTCGGGAGATCCTCGAGGGGGATGTCCGCCAGGTGCTCGATCGGCCACGCGTAGGGCTTCTGCGTGTCGGGGTGCGTGGCATATGCGACGAACTGCTGGCCCTCGCCGAGCACCTCCAGCGGCCCGACGCGGCGCTTGCGCATGCGCCCGCCGACGGCGCGGTAGTTCAGCATCATCTTCGGCGCGCGGCCGACGCGCACCGCGGGCGTCTCGCCCAGCACGCCGAC